AATTTTATTTATACTACTCCCAGTATTCGTCTAGAACATCAAGAACGTTATTTAATATCATCTGTGCAGCAGCACGTTCGTTTTCATTCCAATGAGGGTACCACTGGTGCTGATGTAAACCATCTTTCATTCTCATTACTTTTGCAAGCATTTGAACTTTGTTCAATCGTCCGTTCATAGAAATGTTCAACCTCCCATTATTTAACATAAAAAAAGACCCCCGAAGGGGTCTTTGTAAAGTATATAAGCGATTGCTTACATTAGGTTATCAACAAGAACTCTTCTGTAATAACGGTTAGCGTTAGCAGTAAGTGCTCCCTCTCCTTGAGTTGTACCTTCCGCGAATGGGTTTGCAACAAGACCGTATCTTGTCTTAAATCCGATTTTTGGTTGGAATGTGTCCTGACCAACTGCTCTTACCATTTGTAGAGGAACATATGGACAGTAGAATAATCCTGCATCATATGCAGAAGATCCTTTGTATCCTGCAACATAGAAGTGTCTGTCACTTACGTTTGCTGAATATGGGTCAACATAAACCTTGATTCTTCCGTTTAATGTTCCTGCAAGTGTTGAGGAGTTATCATCTGGAAGTAGGTTGCTGTTACCTTGTAGAGCAGGAGTGTAATCAAGTACACCTGCCATTGAGAGTGCTGAAGCAACGTCAGCAGAACATATGATTATGTTCCCTTTTCCGCGACGAGTTTCGTGCCCGATTGCGTTCATATCTCTCTCGATCTGGAATAGAAGTCCTTTGAACTTCTCAACAGACCATCTACCATTGGAGTCTACGTCTAAGTCGAAGATACCTGCGGTAGCAGTGTTGTTCTGAGCACCAGGTCTTGCAATCTTGTAAACAGTTCTAACAACTTCCCTGTTGATTTCAGCAAGGACTTCAGTTGATAGGATGTTTGCCAATTCAGACTCAGCGTCTAAACCGTGAACTGCTTTAAGATCCTGTGCTAGTTCTAAACTGTACTCTGCCTTGAGTGCTCTGGACTTAGCAGTCACAGTAACTTTCTCAATACTGAAGTTCATTTCAGCGAAGGCATTAGAACCAGTACCTAGAGTCTCAGACTCATCGGTTCTCATTCCTGTACCGTTTGTGTATGTACCAGAGTCGTTAAGTAGACCTGGGTTTGATCCTGCCTGAGCAGAACCTGCTGAACCGAATCCGCTAGTACCCGCAGCGTCAGTTCCAGTGAACTGTGAATCTGCTTCATTAAAGAATGCTTCAGTACCAGATGCACGGTTGGTTCCGTATCTAGATCTCATCGCAAAGATGAGTCCAGTTGGACCAGTCATAGGTTGTACACCCGCAATGTCATAAGCGATTAACTTAGGCATTGATCTTCTAATCAATGAGATTAGAACTGGGTCGAAACCTGCAACAGGACCAGTTGCTGTAGCAGTAGCACTAAAACCTGCTGCTGAACTTGAAGATCCAGTAGAGTTTGTAGGTGCTGCTTCAGTTAAAATTCCTGCTTCTTCGCGTAGGAATTTTTCTTGGTTTTCTAACAGGACAGCGGTAACTGCTTTTCTGTAATTGTCCTTGATACCATCAAGACCATCACAGTCAAGAACAGGGTTCCACTTTTCCTGCAACTGTTCAGAATTAAACATTTGCGTATTTCCCCTCCAGGAAAAGTATTTTTGAAAAATTGTTTAGGGTATTTTTATCACTTAGTCCAACGACGTAAAGCATCCACGTAACGTGACATACTTTCAGTCATATCTGTATCCACAACAGGTTGTACGTCTTCAGCAATAGTTTCTGTTGCAGGAGCAGCAGGTTTGCTAGGATAATAACTCTCCTTAAGAGTTTCTACCTTATTGCGGAATGACTCTTCATCTTCAAACTCAACACCCTCAGCAAGTTGGGATAACTTCTCCTTTTCGGTAGATGCTAAACCTTCTGCTATTTCGTTCACAATCCCATTCTTAACAAAGGCACTTACCTTTTTAGTAAGTTCAACGTTAGCTTCAATTTGCTCGTTGAGTTTTGTTTCCATATTATCTAATTCAGCAGTCATTGCATCAACAACGTCTGCTTTCTCGTCAGGAACCTCAATGTGGTTCTCAACGAAAACTTGTTTAAGACCAGAAACTACACTCTCAGCGATCTCTGCCTTGAGACCATTTTCGACTTCGAGTTGGTTACTGTCTAACCATTGCTGAGTTGCGTATGTAAGATACTCATCAACTTTCTCAGCAAGTTCTGTCTTAATCTTTTCTACTTCCTCTGAAAGAGTGGAAGCGTACTCTTCGTGGATCTTACCCACTTCCTCATTCAAACGAGAAACAACTGCTGCTTCAAAAATAGTAGTTGCTTTTTCTTTGAATTCTTCGGAAAGGTCCTCACCCTCTGTGAGTGCTGCTACATCAGCGGATAAGTCAACCTCAATAAGGTTGTCGCCTTCTGCATTTTCTGCTTCAACAGACTCGTGCTTCTGAGGACTAGCATCAGAAGGTTTTGTTTTTGGAGCAGTCGCTGTTGGACCACCACCAGTTTTGAGTTTGTTTGACTCATCATCAGGTTTAGAGTTCGTTGGAGTAGGACCTCCAAGATCTTGAACTGCACCTAAAGAAGACTGATCAGATACAGCACCGTCAAATTTTGCTTCGGTGACTTCCTGCTTATCTTCGGGTGTCATAACTTGTTCATCTGCGGACATTAGTTGTCTCCTTGTTAAATGTAATACAGTTTTTCTAACAATTATTTATAATTATAAAGTTCCTAGGAACTGTGAAAACGCGGAAAGTTTTCTTTCTTCCAAGACTTTACTACTAGGGGCATTGTCTAACCCACGTTTAATATGTGCAATTTCTGACTCTTTTATAAGTCCGTTTGCCCATACCCACTCCTTTCCTTCCATAATACCATTGACAAAAGCATCAGGTGCGGAAGGATCAGCAACAATATCTGCTGCTGTAGCGAGCATATAGTCATCAGCGACAACTTTACACCCATTAGTTTCTTTTAATGATCCAATACCACGTGAAGAAACTCCAAGTTTCACTCCTTCATCAAGCAAGTTCTTAGCAATGTTACCCATTGGTGTTTCGAGAATACGAGCACGACCTCTGAAGTTGTTGCCTTCTTGCACTAAAGAAGTAATTAAATGAGATGCACGATCTAAATTTACGGTAGGACCTTCTGGATGACCTAACTCACCAAGAGCACGACCGCTTTTTATGAATGACTCATTATATTTAGACACTTCTCTCTCAAGAGTTGCTAACGGATACATTCTTCCGTTGCGGTTTTTGATCTCTCCTTGTAGAAAAGTACCTTCTATATAGAGTTTTTTCTTACCGTTTTTCTCTTCAGTTAAGACTTGTACGTCTTCAACCTTCTCCGTTATCAGTTTCATTAGGTGTTTCCTCTGTTTCTTCTGGTTCGTACAGAAAGTTTTTTGCAATTTCAATTTTTTGCTGATCAATAGCAGCAGCGGTCATTGTATTCATCGCATCGTCAACCTCTGAACTGACATCTTTTGATCCAGAAAAGAGTTTGTTGACTATTTCCATAGCTCCAATGCTAGGCATAATTAATTCCTCAATTAATACTATTTAGAATTCTCCGCGTTTATAATCAGCGGGAGACACTGATTCGGGTCCTGTTGATGTAATATCTTCGGACTCTTCCTCTGGTGGAGCATCCATTGGTGCACCCTCCATAGGTTCTCCTGTCATAGGATCAAGAGCAGCGGGATCTGGTAATTTACCAGTGCTAATTTCTTTTTCCATTTGCTTATCAATCTCCTTAATCTCAGCGTCTGACTGGCGTAAGACCTTACGACGTATATAATCAAGAGAGAAGTAACGACCCGCAAAAGGATCCATTGTAGTAACAAGATTCAATCTTTCATTCAGAATTTCTTGATCTTTTAATTCACTGAAGTAGTTATCAGCGATAAAATCATACTGAATGTGCTCAGACATATCATCCCATTCTTCAATAGAGATAATACCTTTTAAAACTAATTGTGTTTTAAGTAAATCGTGGAATAATTCTGAGAATTTTTTGCGGAGACGTGTGACAAACTTTTGGAATTTAACTTCATCACGTGTAATCTCAGCAGCACGACCCAAATTAAATGTGGAATCAGATTCTAATCTAGACTCTGGTACATTTAATGCACGATATAGTTTCTTTTGGAAGTACTTGACATCCTCAAGTTCTCCAAGATTTTGTCCACCTGGGAGCGTAGTGATCTCAGTGCCTCTCCCGCCTTCTCTTCTGGGCAACCAGAAGTCTTCGAGCATTGACATAAATTTTCTGTCATCTCTTATTTCTCCTGTATCTGCATTGTAAACTAACTTGTTTCTATAGCGACTCATAACCTCACGGAGGTATTGTTCCGCTTTTTGTTTTGGTAGATTACCTACATCAATGTAGAATATTCTACGTTCTGGTGCTCTTGATAATCTATAGATCACAAGACTATCTTCAATCATTCTAAGTTGATTGAGTGCTTTGATTGCCTTATGTAAATGTGACATAATCACATTCTTATTCATATCTTTCAAACCACTGTGGCAGAAAGCAATAGCATCAGATGCAATCTTGATCCCTGTAGTTTCAAGACCACGTAAACCTTTTTGATTGTAAACGTAATATTCTGCTGATCTAGGTGCAGTCAAAGATTCCATTGTGCGTGGATCTACAAACTGCCTATCTTTCTTTGCTTCAAATTCTATTACTTTACGAATCTTACGAGGGTCAATATACCTTAACTCTGTAATACCACGACGAGGATTCTTAGTATCAATGACCTTATGGTAATATAACTTTCCATCTATGTACCATCTGCGAAATATATCGTATGCTTTCTTATCAAAATCTAGTAATCTGAGAACGTTATGAAACTCGTCTCTAATTTTTTTGCGTATCCCTGCACTTACTTCTAAGTTTGCTAGGTCTACATCTACGGGACTATCATCTCTGTCACCTGCGATTGCCTCATTGACAACATCATCCACTGCCCTATCACACTCTGGGTGAATGGACATTTCTCTATATCGTCTAATAAGATCTGATTCGTCTTTATAACTACCATCTAAGTCAATAGCGGTTCCAAAATAACCACCACCTGCTACGGGAGTTGCAGCATCATCAGATTCTTTACGCACAAAAGAAGGACCATTATTCTGACCCTTCTTCGCACGCTCAAGAGAATAACCAAAAAGTTGAGACATTAACTATGTACCTGTTCTACGTAACTATTTAGCGAGGTAAGAAACCGCGTTTTTATGACTGGTTTCCGCTATCTACGTCGTTGTCGTAAGTCCAGTATTGTACTTGGAACTCTACAGTGTACTCTTCTGGAGTGTCATTTGTTCCCCAGTCAAGTTCGATAGCACTGATGTTACTTGGCCAGATACCTTCAAATCTATAAGTTCTGATGATGTTTCCTTTACGATCCATCTGACGAACTTTTGCTGTAGACTGATAGTCTGCAATAGTATTTGAATTTTGGAAGTTTTGTTGTAGTGCTTGGATGTTAGATGACCACGCCTCGAAGAATGCTCTGAACTTAAATGATTGATCATTAAGTACAGTCACTGTCCAAGGTTCAAAGGTTCTATCACCTGCAATTTTTAATTGTCTTCCTCTGTAAGGAACGTTAACAACTCCTACAACGGATGCGGGAATGTTTGCTGCCTTTACAAGGAATGTACCAAACGCATTTGCTGTAGTAGCGTTTAGTTGTGAACCACCGCTTAGTGTTTCTAAAACGTCAGCGGTTGATCCAGTTACTCCACCAGGTTGAGGTGTAATCTCACTCTGTAAAACAGGAGGTGCGAATACTTCAACTTGGAACAGATTAGGACGTGCAAAGTCCTTTACGTTATCTCGGAAGGTAAAGATAGGTGCTTTTATGTTTGCACCTTGTACCTGTCCTGGTTGTGCTTCTGCCATTGTTAGTTACTCTCTTGATTAAGATGTTACTTCACTGAAACTAGAACCAGTTCTAGTAGCGGTAAAGGTTAATGTAATGTAGTTGATAGAGCGTGTTGGTTTCACGAATATCTCCGCGAAGAACTCTCCTCTATCTATTGCTTCAGGTGGGTTGTTGCTCGTATCGCAAACGACCAAGAAATCAACGATTCCGCGACGAGATTGTATTGAACGTAGGAATGGTTCTACGATGTTCTTGAATGAAGAACGTGTAAACTCATCGTTAAGTTCAAAGAGTTGTGTTTTTGCTGCGTCTGCTATTGCATCTTCTAGTACCAAGAACAAGCGACGAACGTTAATTCTGTCGAATGCTGATTGATATGAAAGTGCAGTCTTGTCACCGAATAGTACAATACCCTGACCTGGGAATGATACGATTGGGTTGACTCTTGCAGCATAGAGTTTGTCTCTATGATCTTTTAGAGGTGAGTAAGCAAGTTTAATTGCATTACGTAATTGACCTCTATTAAATCCTGCGGGTGAGAACCACGCTTCTGAATTTAATGTTGCACTTAGTACAAGACCTGCAACGTCTGCGTTACAAGGAACGTAACGATATACGTCATTGTACTTGTCATAGATGTACTTATAGTTGTTATCGAATACAGCGTAAGATGTTGATCCTAACTTACTGTACATATCGATTGTTTTATTAACAATTACATTTGTGTCTGATTGTCCTATTACATCTCCGCGTGATGGTGAGATAAATGCGATACAATCTTTACGAGTTGCAGCAATGTCAATGATCTTCTGTGCTTTAGCAACAGTATCATTAGCGTTTGCCATTGATGGACCCATCAAAATGTAATCTACATCAACTGTTTCTCTATCACCTATAAGGTCATATCCACCAAGGATATTTGCACGAGATACTGTGTATCCGTCTACTCCACCTTGTAGTGTGTATTTTACAGTTGAACCATTTGTTGTGCTGATTATTTCACGACCAAGATTTGTTTCGTTATCTTTGATTGGTGTTGCGTATTTGATAAGATCAAATGAACGAGACACACCAGATAAACCAAACCCGCCATTAGCAGCACTATCAACATCCATTAATGATGATCCTTCGTGAGAACCCCAGTAAACGTATGCTGAGTTAGATTTGATTACATCTTTATAGTAAAGTGTTTCGCCTTGTACACCTTTAGCGTCTGTAGACTTAGAAACAAATAGGAATTTCTCAAGGACTGATCCAGGAGTTCCTGTTAGTTTTCCATCTCCGTCAAGGATGAGGATGTGCATCTGGTCATTATCACCACCGCGATCCTTTACCCAAGGAGAAGTTGTAGGACGTGGAGCAATGTTGATCCATTTTTGTTCGCCACCATAGTAACGTTCTTCGTATTCTGAACGTACGCTTAATACTTGAATACCACCACTAGAAGTGTTGTCATCATCGATTGTGTAGTTTGCTGCAAAGTCTTCTGAACCTGCATTGTTTACAACACGTAACTGACGTTCAACGCTTTCTACTGTTGCTTTGTCACCTGTTCTGTTACCACCTGATGCTGCATCCCATAATGCAATAACATCACCTGGATCAAGAACATCTGATGACTGAGCATAGTCAACGCTAAGTTCAATCTTTCTTGTTACAGGATCATATGCTACGACCTGTCCAAGAACGTCGATAGATGATGGAGATGAAGCATCTGTTTCTGCTCTCCAATACTCACCAACCTTAAAGTCTCCATTAATAGTTGTAGGACTCAATGTAACAACCATTGTGTAACTAAACACTTTTGCTTGTGAGTTTCCTAGACTATAGGATATATTTGACTTGTTTGTAATTATATCTGTGAAATCCCATTCAGCAGATGTAGGTGCTCCGAGTGATAAGATTTGATCTGGACCTGCATCGGTCATCACTATTCTTAGTGAGTTACCAAAAACTCCAGGGAATCTTGAACCCCACTTCCAAGCGTTAGCAGCAGTCTCGATTGTTGATTCATACTCCTCAATGTTTTTAATAAGGGGAGCAGTAACACCTGTTACAGTTGTCTCATTAATAAATGTTTTGCTGACTGTTACAGTTAGACGAGCAACAGCAACACCATCTGTGTGAGATGAAGCAGTTGTGCTTAGTTCTCCACGTGTTACGGTTAAGTCGTTTCCAACGATAGCACTTACACGAATTATCTCATCTTCAATCTTTAAGTAGTCGTTTAACTGTACGTTAAGTGCACCACCGTCAGCAACAGTAACTGTTGTGTCACTTGAACTTAATGTTCCACCCTCGTTTAAAGTTGTAGATGTTCCTGCTTGTTCTATTAATGTAATAGATGAACCCGCAGCGTGTGAAGTAGCAGCAGATGCTAACTGTCCACGTAGAACTGTTAGGTCATTACTGTTTACAGCAGTAACCTGTAGTATTTCAGCGTCTATTAAGATCAGATCGTTCTGAGCAAAGTCTGTACTATCCTTAACTGTAAGAGTAGTATCTGCTCCACTAAA